ATAATTTCCCGATGGAATAGTGAAAAAATTCAGCAGATCTGTGTTTCTATACAGTCCTACCATTAGATCGCCGGCAACTGGTTGACCATTGGTAAGTTGTACGCTTCTAATGATATCTGGTTGGTAGGGAACAAACACAGCAGTTCCTAATAATGGTGCGGTAAACTCATTTAATATGTTAAAAGTTTTAAGAATGGTGGTACTAGCACCACCACCGCCTCCACCAGTAATCACCTCCCAGGTAGCAGTAGACCCATTTGTGTATAGATATTTGCCAGCATTACCCGGTTGAGAAGGTAGCTCTCTGGTACTGACACTACCACCTAAACTGACACTGGTTCCGTTGATGTTAATACTGCTGTTGGCTAGCGAACTGTTGGGTATATTGGTTAGTGTGAGACTTCCACCTAAACTAACACTGGATCCATTAATGGTAATGCTGCTGTTGGCCAGTGAACTGTTGGGTATATTGGTCAGTGGTTGCCAACTGGGATTAGCACCATCTGTGACCAGGTAATTACCACTATTCCCAGTTTGGTCTGGAAGTGACAATCCCGATGCTGAAATTTTAACAGCGCCTGAACCAAGATCAGTCACAGTCATCCCAGACCCAGAATCAAATCTAATAGAACTGATGTTAGTAACTGTGTTGCTGACATTCGCTCCTGAAACTGTGGCAACATTAATTGGGTTCAGTTGAACTATGGTCTCTGTACCAGTTACAGATTTCTTAAAGAATAGACGACCATCGTAGCTATTAAGGGCTAGCTCGCCAAGCTGAAGCGTTGATGTGCTAGGAATTCTTCCTGCGACAGAACTTCGTTTTAATTTAATAACGCTATTTGGCATCTGGCCCCTTTAACCAACCACTATCTAGTAAAATCCTAGTATAATACATCAATAGTGGTATTTATGTGTTAATAAATGCCGCCGTCAATGTCTGAATATATCAGTGCGCTGCCAGCAGTGTTTACCTGTAGAATTTGTCCTGCAGTACCTAGAGCAAATTTGCTCAATGTCCCGCCACCATTTCCTACCAATAGGTCATATGCGCTGTAACTGGAGAATCCTGTACCACCGTAGGCTGCACCAATAGTGGTCGCTGTCCAAGTACCAGCCGACAATGTACCCACTGTGGTAATACTGGTTTGCCCAGCATAGGTACTAGCGATATCAACTGCATCAGCACTAACAGTAATACGATTACTGGTACCGCCCACCGCAATTGCACCACTGTTATATGTAAGTCCGTCACCTGCAACAGTGGATTTTAATTGCAGTGCATCACTGACAATTTCAATACCGCCGCTAGCAGCAACAGCAACGTCAAATCTATTACCTGTTAGTGTTAATGCATCACCTGCTAGATAAGTACCAGCACCAGAAAACTGTGAAAACAGTATAGGACTGGCACCAACAGTAGTAGTAACCTCAGTCTGTACCCAACCTGTGTCACCGTTTAAAGTACCGTTAACAACAAATATAAAATCACCACCACCAATTTCGGTTGTGGTATCAAAATCATCAGCACGAGTAAGTCGTGTACTATTGGTTCTTACATAGATACCGTTGTATGCTGTAGTGACTTCGTTCTTAACGAGAATTCGCTGTCCATTGCTAATGGCATAATTATCCAACAATGTTAATGGACTGCTCAATGTCAAGTAGTCGCCCACACCATTGGTTACTGTGGTATACGTAACAGTTCCGCCAATTGCAGAGGCCAGTGTGCCCGTTGTAGCAGCATCGGCAGCAAAGTGTGTATGTAGTCCTTGTGCTACTCTATCAACATAGTCTTTAGTAGCAGCATCGCTTGGCTGTTGTGGTTCACCAACTGATGTAATTCTAGCATTGTTGATAGCAATTGTACCGGAACTAACACCAGTTAGAATATTAATGGTACCGCTGGTTACTGCCTGTATAGTAGTACCACTGATGCGAATATCACCAATGTCAACCTGTGTTAAGCCTGCCAGGGTTGTGCTGGTATTGCCTAAACTGATTGTGGTAGAACCGATTGTAACGGCACTGTTGGCCAATTGACTGTTGCTTACGCCACCTGTTTTAATTGTAACATTGCCGTTGGTAACATCAAAACTGTTACTGCTGAATTTAGCAACACCTAATGTGCTGTTGGTGGCAGTATTAACAACAAATGTTAATTTTCCATTTCCACTGTCATAGCCAACGGTAATATTCTGTTGCGTCGCACCAGCTCCGCTGACCATTCCCCCGGTAATGTCATTGATACGCGATGTTTTAATGGTAACAGAACCGGCCGTTACTGTGAAATCACCACTGTCAAAACTGGCAATACCCTGTGTGGCAGTGGTAGCAGTAGTGAGATTAAATGTTACATAGGTGCCACTTAGTGCTGTGGTTATTCCAGAACCGCCAACAAATCTCAGTGTATCCGATAATAGATTTATAACTGTGCTGGTACCGGCGACACCAATATTCAAGAACGAACTGCTTTGTTGCCAAGCAGTTCCGCCTGCTCCATCAGAAGTTAAAACATATCCGTTGGTACCAGTAGTGGTAGCCAGCGTATAAAGATTATTGATGGAAACTTTTCCAGAACCATTTGGTGCTAGAACAATATTACCATTGCTATCAACACTGCTAATGGTATTGCCGGTAATATCAATATTACCAGATCTTAATCCTGTGGTTACTGTTAGTTTATTAGTGGCTGTGCTGTATGTTAATCCACTGGCATCTACTAAAACCCCGCCTGGGTCAGCAAATGTAACACGACCTGCTGTTAACGAAGTGACCTTAACATCAGCACCTTGTACAGTGGCAGTAGCCGTTAAATTAGTAGTACCAAGTGTGTTTGTACTGGTATTAAATGTAAGCGTTGAACTGTCTTTTAGAGCACCGCTTGCGCCTGCAAATGTAATACGACCTGAGGTTAGATCAGTGACACGGAACTCTTTGCCAGCACTTACAACAACTGAGCCAGATCCGTTTGGTGTTAGGGTTATGTCAGCATTGCTAAGTGTCTTAATCGTTCCAGGAACCGTTAACGAACCATCATTGTTTAAAGTTAATGTACTGGTTGCAGATCCAGCAGCACCAACTGTTAAACTTACACTACCGCCTCTTAACTGTTTTAATTCAGCAGTTGAATCAAGTATTAATTGACTGCCGTCAAATGATCCACCGGCAATATAGTTATTTGCGGCAAGTTGAACAATGTTGTTGTTTGCATTAAGTGTAATATAGCCAGTTGATGAAGCAATTGTATTGCTTATAAGAGAAAGATTACCAGCATACCACTTATCAATCTTGCCAGTTGAGTCAAGGATTGGAACACTAGTTGCATTGGTAGTCAGTGTTCCGGCAATGCCCGACATTAGGTCGGTGTAATACTTACCACCAATTACATAATGATTAGCAGCGTTACCAGTAGTTTCAGCGCCAAAGCCTATATAGAGTCTGTCACCACCATTGCTTTGGGTGCCCAACAGTGCCGAATAAGCTAACTCACCTGCGGCCAGCGTAGGAGGATTGCCTACTACTCCAGAACGTTTAATTCTTATAATTGATGCCATTTAACTATGCCCCGTTTTTAAAATTCACCACCATCCATATCTTGTGCTACTAACGTATTTCTAGTATCCCACCGTGTGGCTCCGTTGTTATACACTAATAAAGCCCCTTCACCTAAGCCTACAGCACTATATACATCAGGTATGTCGATAACTTTATTTATTTGATTGCCCGGATCTCCCTTCACTCCCTGCGGGCCCTGGACACCGGTTGATCCCTGTGGTCCTGCGGGTCCTTGAGCACCTTCGTAATAATCCAGGTGGCGCCAATCTGTTGTACCATCGCCTATTTTAATTTTGCCCGTATCAAGCTCAACACCTACTTCCGCAGCATATAATGTAGGGTTTGCATCGTACCATTGCTGCGCTGTTCCTCTGCGTAATTGAATTCTTGTTGTCATTTTATCACCTATATTTTAATAAACAGAATCGGGGAATCCCCCATCTATCAAATTAACCCCAAACGTAATTGTCTTATCCGGAGTAGCAGTGGTATTAGTGGTTATTTTAATACCTGCACCTTCCACAAATTTAATTGTATCCAGTCCGTTTGCTACTAATGTGTTTTGTCCATCTACCTTCCAATATTTAAAGGTGCTGTTCATAGCAACCTTTACAGCACCATTACCTAAATTGGTTAAATCAAATCCCGAATCTTCGTCGAATCTTATAG